ACACTGAAGAAATGATGCCAAAGAAAAAAATGAAAAAAGAGGAAGAAAATTGGCACATGAAAAAGGAAGAAGAAAAACCTAAACACGGCGAACACAAATAAAACGTCATAAATAGGTAATATTTTAAAGAAAAACCATGGCCAATAAATTTACATATCAAGTATTGAGAGATACTACAACAGACACCGTTATTAAATTAACCGGTGTCTTTGATGGTTCTGGTCAAGAAATAAACAACACACGCATTCAAGCTAACTCACTTTCAAATGCCTTGGCAACCAATGGATATCTTGTGGCCAACTCTCAAGGTGGTGCATCAAATACTGCGTTGTCTTATTATGATTTGCAATTAACTGGTCTAAAATACTATGTTAATATGCCATTCACAAGTACAAGTGCAAACTCTCAAGGTTCTGTAGAGTTATTTTGGAACGGTGCAGGTTCAACACCAGCAGCACAGTATGCAAATTCAGCATCAATTTTTCACTTAAATTCTTCAGGTGAATTTGGTTTAGGTGAACAACTACCGTCAATTAACAATAATTCTGGATCTTTAGCAAATGGTTATATTGTTACGGCTAACGTAGGTAACGGAGACATTGGTGTTTATACACAAGGTGCTGCGGCAAACTGTTCTTATACATTAATTATTGCTTTGCGTAAAAACAATGCTATGTACCAACGTGGTCAGTTTAATGATCCAGCAGCATTCAACTACAAGCCTTACAATATTACACCGTAAGACTAGGAATAAACATGGCAAATATTTTCACATATCAAGTCTTGCGAGACACCACAGAAAAGGCAGTTATCAAACTGACTGCCAATTTTGATGGTTCTGGCCAAGAATATAATGTCTCTCGTATTGCAGCAAACACACTATATGGTGCTTTGACAAGTAACAATAATGTTATTCCAAATGGCACACCATTATCTTATTACGGTTTGACTGTAACTAGAATTGGTTATAATATTGCGTCACAACAAAAAGGTTACGTTGAATTGTTTTGGACCGGCAACGGCGCAGCAAATAACGTGCCTATTATGAATATGGACCTTTGCGGAGAATATTCAGAAGACCAAGGTATGGTTTCTATTCCAAATAATGCAGTTGGTGCAACAGGTGATATTGGCGTCCAAACAGTTGGTTTGGTAGCAAATTGTGCATATACATTGATTATTGAGTTGCGTAAACAAAATGAATACTATCAACGTGGTCAATTTAATGATCCAGCAGCATTCAACTACAGACCATACAACGTAACTCCATAATAGGTACAATAATGAAACTCATTAAAGAAATTAACGAAACAGTCAATTATCTGACAGAAGGTGCAGATGGTAAAAAAGAACTGTTCATAGAAGGTCCGTTTCTTGTTGCAGAAAAGAAAAACAAGAATGGTCGTCTATATGAATACAATACGATGAAAAAAGAAGTTCATCGTTATACAGAAGAATATATCAATAAACACCGTGCATTTGGTGAATTGGGTCATCCTGATTCTCCAACTATCAACCTTGACCGTGTATCACACATGATTGTAGGTCTACGTGAAGACGGTACACAATGGATTGGTAAAGCAAAAATTCTAGAAACTCCAATGGGTCAAATTGCCCGCCAACTGATTGAGGGTGGTGCACAGCTGGGTGTTTCTTCACGAGGTATGGGATCATTGAAGAATGTTAACGGCGTTAATGTTGTTCAACCCGACTTTTATCTAGCCACAGCGGCGGATATTGTAGCAGACCCTTCCGCTCCAGGAGCATTTGTGCAGGGCATTATGGAAGGAAAAGAATGGATGTTGGTAAATGGTGTTTGGACTGAAGTAGAACACGCACAAGCGATTAGAGAAATCAAATCTGCATCTCGTGCGGATATCGAAGCAGTAAGTCTTCGCATATTTGAAAACTTCATGAAAAAACTATAAACTATAAATATTCAATACAAAATCAAGGAGATTTTAAATGTCAAAAAGATTCAATCTGTCAGAAGCCGCTAAAGCAATTTTGGGTGAAGGTTCTAAAGAAACCTTTGACGCAAACATTGCGTCAAAACGTGGCCAACGTGGTCAAGACCATCACAAGGGTGGTGTAGTTGGTGACGATAGACTACAAGCATCAGTTGCTTATGGCGAAAAAGATGCTGGCGTTGTTGGTCACTCACCAGAAGTTAACGATGAAGAATTGCCAGATTACCTAAAAGGTACTCCAAGCGCAACTCCTCCAGGTGCAACACCTCCAGTTGGTGCACAAAAAGACGGCGTTGGTGCAGCAAAGCCACAAGGTCAGCCACAAGAGACTATGGGCCGCAAAGATGTTATGCACCCAACAACTCACACTGCTAACCATATTGACCAAATTCGTGATCGTATTGCAGGTAAATTGCCAGCAAACACATTTGGTATGAACAAAGGCGCTACTTTCCAACACTTTGATGGTACACACACAGCAGGTACACAAGCACAACACACTAACATGGAGTCATTTGACATGTCTGATGACGTTCGTGCATTGTTGGCTGGTGAGAACCTATCAGAAGAATTTGCTGCTAAGGCAACTACAATTTTTGAAGCTGCTGTAAACGCTCGTGTACAAGCAATTGCTGAGCAAGTTGAGTCACAATTGGTAGAACAATTTGAATCTGCTGTAGAACAAGTTAAAGAAGATTTGGCATCTAAAGTTGATGACTATCTAAACTACATGGCAGAAGAATGGATGAAAGAAAACGAATTAGCAGTAGAAACAGGTCTACGTGCTGAAATCGCAGAAGACTTTATTGGTGCTCTACGTAACGTATTCGTTGAACACTACATTGATATTCCTGAAGACAAAGTTGACGTTGTTGCTGAAATGGCAGAAAAAGTTTCTGAATTAGAAGACCAACTAAACGAACAAATCAACCGTAGCGTTGAAATGTCTAAAGAATTAAACGAACATAAAAAAACCGAGGCTATCTACGCAGTGTGTGAAGGCCTATCGCAAACTCAGGTAGAAAAATTGAAGTCACTCGCAGAGGGTGTGGAATTTACTACTGAAGAAGAATTTGCGGCAAAGTTGTCAACATTGGTTGAATCATACTTCCAAGTTGATGTAAAAATTGCAGACAATTCTGCTTTAGATGATGAAGTCCACATTGAAGAAGAAAAACAAACTACTAAGTCTGTTGATCCTTTGATGGAACAAGTCGTTGGCATTCTTAATAAAAGAGTGTAAATTATAAATAAATAACAGTTTCACAAAAATAGGAGACATTCACATGTTCATGACTGAAGAACTACAAAAGAAATGGGCACCAGTTTTGGAGCACCCAGAACTAGCAGCCATCACCGACCCATACAAAAGAAGCGTAACTGCTTTGGTTTTGGAAAACCAATCACAAGCAATGCGTCAAGACCGTATGGCTTTGAACGAAACAACCGATAACGGCCCAACAAACGTTACTGGTTCTGGTATCAGCAACTTCGACCCAATCTTGATTAGCTTGGTTCGCCGTTCACTACCTAACTTGATCGCTTATGACATTGCTGGCGTTCAGCCAATGACTGGACCTACAGGTCTAATCTTCGCAATGCGTGCTCGTTACAACAACCAATCTGGTTCTGAAGCATTCTATAACGAAGCTAATACCATCTTCTCTGGTAATACTTCTGCTTCTAACTATGGTACATACGGTGGTCAACAAGCTTTCTCTGGTACAACAGCTTCTGATACCACAGCAAACACACAAACAGCTGTTGCTGGTGCAAACACTATCACAACCGGTACTGCAATGCCAACAAGCATCGCTGAATTCTTGGGTGCTGATAACGGTTCTGTATTCCAACAAATGGCATTCTCTATCGAGAAAGTTACTGTTACTGCTGCTAGCCGTGCGTTGAAAGCTGAGTATTCTCTAGAACTAGCACAAGACTTGAAGGCAATCCACGGTCTTGATGCTGAAACAGAATTGTCTAACATTCTGTCTACAGAAATTCTTGCTGAAATCAACCGAGAAGTTATCCGTACAGTTTATACAACTGCTAAGATCGGTGCTCAGTATGGTACAACTACCGCTGGTTACTTCGACTTAGACACTGACTCTAACGGCCGTTGGTCTGTTGAACGTTTCAAAGGTTTGATTTTCCAAATCGAACGTGATGCTAACGTTATTGCAAAACAAACTCGTAGAGGTAAAGGTAACGTTCTG